GACACGAACTCGACGTTCAAGTCCATGCCCTGCAATTCCTCTGGTGCCGGCGGCAGCATGCCGCTCTGCACCATGCGCGTGAACGTGATGTCAATGAGCGGGTCGAGCAGCTCGTTGTGCAGTCGCTCGAGGACGGGGCCAAGCATGAGGAGCTTCTCCTCATGGCGCTCGGCGACCTCGGTCGCAGTCATGCGGGTGTTGGGCTGCGTCGCCAGCATCAGGAACAGGTCGGCGTAGAACGCGCCACGGACGCGCTCGCGGACGTCCTGAATGTCCTGGAGCAGGTAGTTCAGGTTGAGGTTCACCTCGAACGCGCTGCGGATTCCCTGCGATGCGCCGTCGACGAACGTGATCCCGCCGGGGAGCGTGTCGACGTCCCGGTTCTTCATGCCGGCCGACACCTGAAGCGGCGGCTTGGTCTGGTAGTCGATGGCCTGCGCCTTGCGGAGCTGCTCATGCTGGAGCTGCTTGATGTCGCCGAGCGCCTCCATGCCGGGGCTGTTGCCGTAGATGTCGCCGCCGACCACCGACCAGCGGGGGCAGACGGCGGGGAACTGCATGAACCCGCTCTCGCGCAGGAACACGCCGTCCTCGCCGCCGACCTCGAAGTACCACGAACCGAACGGCATGTTCTTGCCGTCGCGCTTCGACATGTCGCGGTCGGCACGAGGCTCGATGGCGTGGATGACCGGCACCCATTGGTCGAGGTTGCCCGTGCGGTACATGTTCTGCACCGACACGCTGCACTTCTCGAGGCCGAACTCCTTGACAATCTGCGAGACGGTCATCTCGAACTCGCGGTACAGGGTGCAGACTCGCCCCTGCGCGTCGGTCGAGATGCAGTACTCGCCCGTCGTGAGCGGGTAGTGGTGGATGACCTGCTCGAAGTCGGGCAGCACGATGCTCGCGCCCGTGCCGAACGCGCCGAGTTCCTCGTACATCAGGTGCAGCGAGCGGTAGGTGTTCGACTTCTGGAACACGCGCTGCATGCGCTTGGTGACGTCGTCGAGCCAGAGCTTGACGGGCTGGTACGAGTTCAGCTCCGGGTCGGGCGTCGCGAGCCGGAACCATTGCCGCGCCGGCGAGGTCGCGCCCGACATCAGCCCCGCGCCGAGGGTGCGGAGCGCGCGCGTTCCGGTGTTGTCGTAGATGGCGTTGTGCCTGCGCCAGCCCTTGTCGCGATCCTGGCGGAAGTAGCGCCCGTTGCGCGGGAGCAGGTAGGAGGTGATCTCCTGCCAATGCGCCAGCCACGACGCGCGCTCGCTCTTGAGCTGGCCCCACCGGGTAAACAGCCGATCCCGCGTGGGAGCATCGGGATACGAGGAGTTGTCTCCGGTGTACTGGCTCATGGGTCAGCCTCCGAGGAGCGACGAGCGCCCGAGCTGGAGATCCTGCGGATTGACGCCCATCGGCCCGGTGAGCATGGTTCCGGACGGGCCGCCCATGCTTCCCTCGGCGGCGTTGTCCATGATGGCGGCGATGTTCGGCCTGCGGCGGTTCGCGGCCGACATGGCGATCTCCGACTGCCGCTGCTGGCTGCGAGCCTGCGCGGCCGCCTCCGTCTGCGCCTGCTGCTGCTGCCTCATCGCCTTCTTCTGCGCGGCGGCACCTCGCTCGCCGGCGTAGATGGAGTATCCGGTGCCGGCGGCTGCGGCGCCCGCAGTTCCTGCCGCCAATGCGCCAACCGCCAAAGCGCTGCTTGCACTTGCGCCAAGTGCGGTTCCGAGCGCGGTCAGTCCGCTGATTACGAAGTTCCGCTCGCGGCGGGAGGAGAGGTCATGGATGCGTCGGATTCTGTGGTCGAACATTGGAGAACCTTCAGGAAAGTGCGTTCGCTCACCTCGTAGCCGAGCCTCTGGAGGATCGACCCTGCCGGACTCCCGGCCTCGAGGACGATGTCTGACATGCATGCGACGTGCGCCCCTTGCTCCTTCGCCCACCGCTCGAACTCGAGCAGCAGGCGGATGCCCTCGGGGCGGCCACGGAACTCCGGCTGCATCCACCAGATATGCTCGAGCGCGATGCGCGAGCTTGGGCTGAACCATGTCGGGACGATGGACGCGCACATGAACCCACGGACGGCGCCGTCAACCACCGCCACCCAGACGCGGCCCATCGCAGCAAGCTGGAGAATGGCGTGCTTGACTTCATCGCGATCCACGGGAAGAACGGACGCATACTTTGTGCCTGACATGAACTCCATGCACATGTCGGCAATTGCCTCGACGTCCTGTTCGGTTGCCTGCCTGACCATGACTCTATTCCTCCATGATGCGATTACGGTTCCCGTTCGTAGGGGTCGTAGTCGCTGCCGCGCTTCGTGATGCGGTCGCGCACCTCGCGCGGGAGCTGCTTGCTGACGGCGAACGAGAACGTGAGCGCGAGCGCGTCGGCGATGTCGGGCGACCCGCCGCCTTGCAGGCGCTTCTTGATCTCGTCCTTCGACTCGAGGACGCGGCGTCCGACCGTGTCGTAGGAGTAGGTCGGCGTCGACAGCTCGACCTTCAGCGTCGACTCGTCGGGGATCGACCCGCCTGCCTCGAGCCACTCCTTGACGGCCCACCACATCTCGGCGCGCTTGTTGACGAACAGGTTCGGGTAGGTCGCCTTGCCGCCGAACGCGACCTCGGTGACGTCGTAGCCGAGCTGCCGCAGGCGGTCGATCACGCCGGCACCAGCGCCTGCGTCGATGAACACCGCGTCCGGGTCGCGATCCTCGATGACGTTGGCGACCAGGCTCGCGAGGCTCATGTTGTCAATGCCGTGGCGGATGATCGGCTCCTCGGCGCGCAGCCCCTGCCGCAGCATGATGACGCTGCGGTCATCGCCGAACCGGGCGGGGTCGACACCGATCACCAGCGGTGATTCGATGACGTCGCCGTCCGCGTACTCGCGCTCGGAGGCGGCCTCGGCGTCGGCGAGCGCGATGAGCTGGTCGTCGCCTGCCGCGCTGAAATCGCACAGGAACTCGCGGGAGAACGCCTCGGGGGACATGTCGCGCTTCAGTCGAGCGACCTCGTCGGGGTCGAGCGCGTCGGTGTCGTTGACGGTGTACCGCTTCGCGACCCAGTCCTCGAGGTTCCCGGCCTTGTAGTACAGCTCCGCGAACAGGTTCATGCCGGCGGGTGTGCCGATGAACAGCGCCCATCCCTTGCGGTCGGCGAGCGCCGGCTGCACGATCTCCGTCCATACCTCGGGCTTGATCTGGGCGACCTCGTCAATGACCGCACCGTCGAGGCGGATGCCGCGCAGGGCGTCGGGGTTGTCGCCGCCGAACAGGCGAATCGTCGCGCCGTTGTGCTTGAACGTCACGGCGAGATCGACCTCGTTGACATCGACCGCCCCGGTCGCGCGCAGGGGGCCGAGCTTGTCCTTCAGTCGCGCCCACGCGATGGCCTTCGCCTGCTTCAGGAACGGCGCGACGTACACGAAGAACCCGAGTTCCCGGCTGCACTTGACAGCGCGGTTGATGAGTTCCATGATCGCCAGCTCGGTCTTGCCGGCGCGGCGGTGCAGCACCAAGACGGTGAACCGCCGCTTCAGGAGGTGGCACTCGCGCTGCCACGCTCGAGGCGCATACGTGAGTTCAATGTCCGTCTTCGGCATCGGGGACGTTGGTCTTCAGGACGATGCTGACGCCGCCGGCGTGGTCGACGGCAACCTTGTCGCCATACACCTTCGGCAGCACTTTGGACAGCAGCCACTTCCGGCTGTCAACCATGAGTCGCTGGTGGTTCACCGCGCCCGTGTCAATGCGACCATCGGACAGCGTGGACGGCGGAAGGTCGGCAAGATCGAGAACCTCGTCGGCCCATCGTTCCGCTAGCAATTGACGAGCGCGCGTGTATTGCGCGGCAAAGCCCTGTACATCGTCAACGACCCATCCACGTACCGTCGACTCGGGCGGCATGCCTGGTGCCGAGCAGACCTTGCGGAGGCTTGCGCCATCGGCAAGCTCCTTGCAGATCCTGTCGGCGACCGCAGGGTCATACGTCAATGGGCGGCCGTGCGGCCTCGACGCGCTTCCAAGCTTTGGGGGTTGCTGCCCTGCGCTGGTAGCGGCAGATTTTCTTGACGGTTTCGACGTGGAGTCCGAACTGCCTTGCGAGGCGTCGGTACCCGATGCCGTGGTCTTCGTGGAGTTCGCGGATGGCGTTGACGGTTTCGTCCGTGATCGTGGCATTGTGGTGTCCCTCCCCGATTCGTCTGCCGTTCTCGTTCACGGCGACCATCTTGGTTTGCCCAGCAGGGGGGCTAGAAGGCATCAGGATCGCTTCCGTGCCTTCCGGCGGGTGTCGGCACGGTTGAACTCTCGGGCGACCTTCTGGGAGATTCCCGCGCGCTTGGCGAAGGCGGCGTTGTGTGCGGCCGCCGCCATGAACTTTCGCTGCTTTGGTGTCTTGCTTGGCAATGGGTTCAGCTCCTGCGCTGGAGGACGAGGTCGAATCCGGCGGCGTTGGCGATTGTCAACACCGAGTCGAACGCTGGCTTGCGGCGACCGATGACGGTGCCGGGAGAACCGAGCAGGCATCGGACGGTGTGTGCGCGGAGGAGGCCGGCGGCCTCGAGCTGACGGGCGAGTCCGCTGCGGGTCATGCCCTGGGAGGCGACCTCCTCGGTGACCGCCGTCTTGAAATCGTCATACGAACGGATATGCATATGCGGGAGCATATCAATCGGGGTCGACGAACTGCCCGAAATCTTCGCTCGTTGCCGCCCATACCACGCGAGCGGTGCCTGGGCCGAGGAAGTTCTGCTCGATGTTGTCCGTCACGAACGCACGTGCGTCGGGCATTGACATGTTCTCGTCGTCTCGCAGACGGGCGGCGATCATGTCCCCGCTGTAGACGGCGACCGGGACGCCATGCTCGTCGTTGGGGTGCGGGAACATCTTGCCGAGCAGGCAGTCGTCGAGGCCGCCGAGGAGGATGGCTGGCGGCTGCTTTCGTCGACGCTTGCCCATGCACCGCAGTTTACCGTGCCACGCTACGTTCTCTGCAAGTTCTTAAGACGCTGACGGTTGGCCATGATGAGTCGGGTTTCGGCGCCAGCCGGCAGGGGATCGACGTCACCGGGCCGGCGTGGCCCGCTCAACGCGAGCTGGGCGGAAGGGATCGAACACCTCCCATTCAGTTCCCGTCCATCGGGCGTCAAGGTTTCCCTCAAGGTCGGCCGTGTCGCCGTCCTCGGCCCGGTGGTAGACATACAGGTCAAGCGTGAATCCGGGCGCGATGTCCTCGCGGATGTCGCGCAGCTCCGGCTCCATGTCGTAGAGGTCGGAGTCCTCCGGCCAACGGCTGCTGTCAACGGTCAGGCAGCCAGCCGCGTCGTAGCGCTCACCAGCCTCGACGATTGCGGTGGGCATCTTGAACCAAGCACGAGCGGCACGACGGATGGCGGCGGCGTCAAAGCGAGAGAAGCGACGGGTGGTGGATGTGGTCATGGTGTTCTCCTCGTTGTGTCGCGCTCCCGCAACGTGCGTTCCTGCGACACGGTGAATCCTATACTTCATCGTATGGTTGTCAAGGGGGTGAAGCAGATATTTCTCACAATTATTTCGCGACCACAGGATCGCCTCCACGGAGAAGGTGGAGGACGGTTGCCGAGCGGTCGTTGCGTACTAGAGATTTCCGCAGAGAGCCGCCGCTCCGCTTCGCTTCGCCTACGGCTCCGCGTCGCGGCGGCTCGCGCATATCAGCCATATGGGCGGAGTTGGAAGGTCGTACCCGCCGGGGGTTGCAATGCAGTCTGCACGGTGAACGCAGAGGGAGTGACCCCGCGAGGGGGCCACATCGACCAGCCCACACGGAGCCACGCTTTCGGTCGAGCCACGAATTTCACCATTTCGCTGGAGGACTGCCAGCCGCTGCCTTCGTGGGGGAGCGCGCCCTTTCGGGCGGCGCAGGTTAGGGTCACGCCCTGCGTCTACATCCATGATCCCCTACCGCGCCGGGATCTGCTTGCGGCATTGTTGCTCCTGGGAGCAGGTTCGGTACAATGCAACCGCGATGGGTTGAGCAGCACGCATCATAGCGACCCCCGCTCGTGATGCAACCGCAAAGTAGCGCAGGCTTCGGCTTGCGCTTCTTTGTTGGCGGGGTATAGTCCTCGCCGGCGCGTCGGCGAGATGCCCAGGATTGTTTCCTGTTCGCCGCGCGCCGCTACGGGAAGCCACGGACGGCTCCCACCTTTGCCCCCGGATGCGCCCCGCAGGATCGCAAGATTCGCGGGGCGTTCTTTCTATGCGCGTGACACTCACGGAAACCGAGGCGCGAATCTGCAAGTGGCTTGCGGAGCAGCGGTTCACCACCGCTCGCGCCGCCGGCGTGAAGGACGCGCAGCTCGGGCCGCAGGCGAGCGCGCAGACGGATCTCGACGGCATCGCCGGCGAGTTCGCGTTCTGCAAGGCGGTCAACGTCTGGCCGGACATGACCATCGGTGCAAGACGCGGAGGTCACGACGCGCTCCTCAACGGGCTGACGGTCGACGTCAAGACGACGCGCGTTGAGAGCGGACATCTGCTTGCTACGCTCGGGAAGGCATCGACCGCCAGCGACATCTACGTGCTGGTCGTCGGGACGATCCCGTCGTTCCGCATCGCCGGATGGGCGACCGCGCATCGGCTGCTTCGCGCCGAGAACGTCAAGGACTTCGGGCATGGTCGCGGCTACGCGCTCGGGCAGCGCGACCTTCGACCGTTCGAGCAGCTGCGGAAGTGCTGCACTTGTGAGGATCTGTAGCACTTTCGCTCCATGCGGCGAGGTTGCATCACGCATGCAACACGGTGCAACATGGGACACAGCGGCGCTTCGCACCGCCTGTCCCCGGCGAAAGGTTGTTGCTACCCCAACGGGTGATCGTCGCGCCGGCGTACCTCGCGGCCTTCAGGGCGCGCCCGTGCGGGTGGTTGGCGTCGACTGCCGCAGACCCGCGTCCTCGCGAGCGTAGTATACGCGCACGATGCCACGCCACGCTTCCCTGCCGTATCACCTGTACGTCAACGTTTGCAACTCCGCGCTCGGGCCGAACATGCCGAAGGGCGTGACGCGCGGCATCTGGCACGCGGCGTACTGCCGGCCGGGACAGGCGATGCTCGCGCACGTGCTGCTCGAGAGCGGCGCGAACTGGTGCGGCGTGCCGCTGCACCTGATGTCCACTTTGACGACGTTCGGCAACGGCATCGACTCGCTCCAGCCCTGGGGCGGCATGGGCGACCATCTCGAGGTCGTGCATCTGACATACCTCGAGGGGCTGCTGTGCATGGGCGTGAACCGCAACGACGGATTCACCGGCCGGCACACCGGGCTGACGTTCGACTGGTCGGACGGGTTCAGCCGCTACCCGCAAGAACACAAGCCGCTGAACCTCATCGAGCGCGGCGACGGGCAGTTCATGCTGCTCCCGAACAACCACGTGCAGTACCTCGACAGGCACTTCACGAAGTTCTCGAAGGGTTCCGAGGACTTCAGGCACTACCGCCGTGGTGAAGAGGTCTACTGGCTCGACTGACGCCTGTAGCCCAGGCGATACAGCAGCCGGCTGACGTCGTTCGCGGTCTTCGTCACCGCGTCCTCGTCAAGCTCCGGGCGCGAGGCGTGCAGGGCTTCGTGGACAATCGTGTCGAGCATGTCCTCGGCCGATTGCCCGAGGCGCACGCGGATGATGCGCGACTCCAGGTTCATGCCGAAATCGACCTCGCCGTCGTTGCGAAGGTTCGGCACGAAACGCAGCTCCCAGTACCTGCCGCCGAGTCGGACGCGCATGGTCGGCTCACTTGAAGCCGCGACGCATGGCCGCGAACGCGGCGGGACTGACGGTGGACTTGGACTTCGACCTGCTGGTGCCGGCCTTGCGTCGTGCGTTGATGTTCGCGTACAGGCCGCGCTTCGCTGTCTTCTTCGCCATGTTCAGCTCCTTGAGGTCTTGCCGCTGCACTTCCACTTCGCGCGTGACAGTCGCAGCGGACTGTTGGGATTCTTCGCCGCAGCTGGGCTGCGCTGCATGATCCCCCACGATCTCGCGCAGTAGGCCGCGCCCTTCGCGGTTCCGGGCTTGATGCGGTCGCCGCCGCCCTTCGCCTTGCCGGCCTGTCCGTAGGAAACCTTGCGCGTGCGTCCCGTCTCCGGGTTCCGCACGACCTTGACGAATCGCTTGCCCTTTGCTGGCGTCGGCATGTCTGTCCTTCTGAAACGGCTAGTGTGCGTCCATGATGTCCCACGCGATGCGCGGGTGACCTCGAGAGCGACCGCCGTGCTGGTCGTTCTCCGTCTCCCATCGTATGAACAAACGAATCCACTTCGCGCGCAGGCTCGTCGGCCCCGGCCCCTTCTCGACGATCCACCCGCCCGAGCCGTCGCCCCAATCCTGCTTGTAGGTGCCGCAGCGGATGAAATCACAATGCCTGTTCCTGATCTCGTACACGCCATTGCGCGTCTCGAGATACTCGCGAGCGACGCCGACGATGTTCGAGTGGTGGTTGTGGCCGACCGCGATGCAGTCGACGCCCTCGAGCCACGACATCATTCGCCTGCTGTCAAGGACGCCCATCGACATCGGCGCGCCGCCGCCCGACCCGTGGTGGTAGCGCATCGTCCAGGTGAGCTTGCAGTTGTTGACGCCGACGCGCAGCTTGAACCAGCCGCCGTAACCGCCGGCACCGATCTGCGAGAGCGGGTTGCGCGACTTGATGGCGCGGACGAGGTGGGTAGTTGGGCAGACCTCATGGTGCTTGAGCCAGGCCGTTTCGTGATTGCCGGCGCCCATGAACGCCCAGTTCTGCGCGTAGGGCGCATAGCGTTCGCTGACCTCGTCGATGACGGCGTCGAAGTACGCGGCGGCGGCGTGGCTCGAGCGGAGCTGCGACTTGCATTGCCGGCGGTCGCTCGCGCCCTGCATCAAGTCGAGGCAGTCACCCAGGTCGCAGATGATCGCGCCGCGCTCAACGGCCTCGCGCAGGTGCTTCTCCTCAAGGTCGCGGTCGCACTTCTTGTTGTCGGTGTGCGCGTCCGAGCGCAGGAGAATCCATTGCTCCCACGACCGGAAGTTGTCGCCGACGCAGTCGACGATGTGGATATTCCGTCCGTGGTGGGTGACCGTCCACGATGGCGCGGCGACCGTGCCGGCATTCGGCTTCGCGCGGCGCACGGGCTTGCTGGTCTGGCCCACCGCCTGACCCTACCACGGGTTACGGCGTATCCGAGATTCGGAAAATAATCTTCAAGATTCTTGAAGGTCTGCGCCTTGACAACCGATATACGACTGCATAACTTGCCCCTGTCAATGAACGGCATGTTGCCCGACATTGACGGACAACAGAGGAGACAGCCATGCAGGTGATGACCGTCAACCGTGGACTCGAGAACCCCGTGATCCGCAACCGACACCGCGACGTCCTGCTCACCGCCGCCGAGCAGCTTGCCACGCCGTCCGCGAGCCGCCTGGTTCGCGCGCATCAGGCGTTCAACCACGCCGACTACGACAACACGCCGGCCTTCGATGCCGTCGTCGAGGAACTCGCGCAGGCCGAGGACGCATTCCTCGCGCTGCACGGCGGAACGGAGGTGCGCCTGTGAAGAGCGACACCGCCGTCACCATCGACCGCATCTTCGAGATGGTCACCGTCCTGCACGCCAAGCCGCTCACGCGCGCCGACCTCGCTCGTCGCTGGAACATCACGCCGAGGCAGGTGTCAAACATCGTTCTCCGCGCCCGTGATTGGTGCAACGTGCAGATCGAACACGAACCCGGCATCGGGTATCGCGTCGTGAATCCCGGCATCCTCAACCCGAGGGCGGTGCGACGATGAATCTGTTCGACGCAGCAGAATCGGAACGGCGCAAGGACGCCGGCATGGCGCTCGCCGCCGACAACCGCGAGGCGATCCTCGAGGTCGCACGCGAGCGTGCGCGGTTCGTCGCCCGTGAGCGTGGCGAGGTGTCAATGGACGACGTCGCGGCCGCACTCGTCGTGAACGGGTACGACCCGGCCGAACTCGGCAACGCCGCCGGCAGCGTGTTCCGTGGCCGCGAGTGGGTGTGGACGGGGCGCTTCGTCAAGAGTTGCCGGGTCGCCAGCCACTCGAATCTTCTCCGAGTCTGGAGGCTCGCATGAACGACCGCATCATCAACATCGAGCAGACGCTCGACGTCTTCAGTTCTGATGTCGGCAACGACATCGCCGACTACGTCGCATCCAACGACATCACGCTCACCGTGTCAGCGCGTTGGATCGAGGAGGAGTACGAGCTGCACTCGACCTGGGGCAGCCTCACCAGGCTGCGCCGCTACCGCCTGTCGGATTGGACGATCCTGTCCGTGAACCTGAACGGCGTGCCGCTCACCAATGACAACATGCCAAGCGAGTTCCCGATGCAGGCGGTGATCCAGGCGATGGACGGCAAGCCGATCCGCGAGCAGCTCGAGTCGCTCGGGCCGAAGGCGAGGCGCAAGTGAGATATCTGTCCGTGTGTAGCGGCATCGAAGCCGCGAGCGTTGCGTGGCATCATCTTGGATGGACGCCTGTCGGCTTCAGCGAGATCGAACCCTTCCCGGCGGCGGTGCTGGCGCACCGATTCCCCAACGTCCCCAACTACGGAGACATGACCAAGTATGAGCAATGGCCCCTTCAACCCGGATCAATTGATGTTCTCGTGGGCGGAACGCCATGTCAGTCATATTCAGTTGCGGGGCTTCGGCACGGACTCGCAGATCCCAGAGGGAGCCTCATGCTCACCTACCTGGCAATCGCTGCTCGGCTCCGACCTCGATGGATTGTCTGGGAAAATGTCCCCGGTGTTCTGTCCTCGAACGGAGGACGGGACTTTGGCACCTTCCTCGGGGCGCTGGGCGAACTCGGGTATGGGTTCGCCTACCGAGTGCTGGACGCTCAATACGTGCGAGTGGGGCGATGGCCCCGAGCCGTCCCGCAGCGCAGGCGGCGAGTGTTCGTCGTCGGTCGCCTCCTTGAGCGAGGTACTGGAGACGGGGCCGCTGCCGCCGAGGTTCTCGCTCTCCGCGAAGGCCTGCAGCGGCATCTTGAGGCGAGCGGAAAGACGCGGAAAGGCGCTGCCGCCGATGCTGAAGGCGGCACTCGAGGCGGTTGCTGGTGGGACGGTGGACAAGTAAGCCAGACGCTCGACGCGGTGCTGTCCAAGAGACAGACCATGCCCGAGAAAAACCGTTTCCCTGCGGTATTGCAGCCGACCGAGGTGTCTGGCACAATCGCTGCGCGATTCGGACAAAGCCGCAACAACCACGAAGAATGCGTAGTTCAGCCGACTGCGGGGACGCTTGGCAACCGTGGCTTGCGGTCGCACACGGAACTAGACGGTCACGGGGCGTATATCCCGGTCGCGCAGCCCGTCCCCTACGACCTGTTCCAGATCACCGCCCCGGTGAACAGGCAGAACCGAAAGCCCGGCGATCCGTGCCACACGCTGGCAAGGGACAACGCGGCGCACGCCGCAATCGCCATTCAGGGAAACCTCGTAGGGCGCGAGACGGGAGGCCCGCAAGGCGTCGGCGCGTCAACGGATGGCGCGATGTACACGCTCACAAAGGCAGACACGCACGCCGTGGCGTTCAACTTTCAGGGCGGTTCGCAGCAAGACCAGATTCTCACCGGGAACTCTGTTTCGCCAGCTTTAGCTCACGCATCCAACTCACACGGTGGACATCACCAACCAAAGTTATTTCAGCAGGTGGCGCACGCCATGACCGTGCGCCGACTCACGCCCGTCGAGTGCGAGCGGCTCCAGGGATTCCCGGACAACTGGACGGCAATCCCGTGGCGGAAGAAGCCTGCCGAGGAATGCCCGGACGGGCCGCGATACAAGGCGCTCGGCAACTCGATGGCCTGCAACTGCATGGCTCTAATCGGCGAGCGCATCGCCGCATACGAACAACGGGGTCGCGTTGACCCCACCCCCGCCGGAACAGCCGGAATTGCGCCGGCGGGGGACTTGAACCACGAAGGAGATCGTCATGGATGACACGACCAGCGGACAGGGATTCCTCGCCATCAAGCTTCGGAAGGACGAGGACTGCATCCTCACGGGCGCGGACGGGAAGCGCATCGCCGTATTCACGCTCAACGCAAAGGAGGCGCGCGGCGCGCGAATCATCGTCCGTGCCGGCAAAGACGTCCGCGTCTCGCGGGAGAGGAGCGACCTCCGTGATGGCCCCCGCTGACCAAACGTACTGGTACGAGACGGTCATCAACGAGCGGAACCTGCGGTTGTCCCAGCTGCGCGGACGGCTCCGCTCGATGCGCGTCC